GTTGAACAATCTTGAATGCCCGTGCCAAGAACAGTAGTGTTGACAGAAGGCCAGAGACTAGCGACAGTGGAACTTTGAGAGTACAGTTCACCACCAACAGGCAGAGGTGAAGCAGTAGGGCTAATGAGCTCAAGCTCATAATGCACAAATAGCTCACCAGCATTAGTGTTAGCACCATAGGCAGAGCTAAAGAAAAGCACTCCCATGTCAGTCGTTTTAAGATCAACAAGTGGACTCACAGTACCTGTAGAAGGCGAAGTAATCGCGAGTGGAGAAGATCCGAAATTTCGGACATAATACTCACGACCATCAGTGGGAACATCAATCATCAGCTCAGCCCAAACAGCAGATTCCTCATTGGGTTCAATGGAGAACATTTGCTGATTGGTAATAGGAGTAGGTTGCAACGCATCATAAGAAAACGCAAGGCAAGCACGCCCACTAGCAGAGGTGGCAATTGCTGGAACATAATAGAACTGCAGCTTAAGCCAACGGTACCTGTCATAATTACCGGCCACCGAGTACAGCCAATTAAAGGCTGAACTAAGACCGGGATTAACAGGAAATCGTACGGCAGAAAAGGTGGAAGTTGTACTGACTGCTGAAATAAATTCAGTATGACAAATAACAGTGTTCCCACCTCGGATCTTGTAAGTTGGTTTTGCCATATTAACAGCTCTGCCAAAAGAGACAGGTGCTGTCGTAAGCAAATCACGACTCATGCCAGAAGACTGTCTGGACTTATTTTTATTTTTCTTCTGCTTATTCGCAGGTTTCGGGACATTTGGACGCATAGCGGGTTTATTAATTCGGGTAGACATAGTTAATATAATAAACTTATGCCTGGTTCATCAACGTAGTGCTGTCTTGGGATGGGTATCAATACCACATCCTCAAACACTGCGCTGTCGAAATAACGTTCCAACTCAACTTGCTCATCGGGCAAAACACCAAACGCGTAGTAATAACTAACTCTCGACGAAGGAGTGACGACAGCAGTACCCAATTCATTGATTTTGGTATACATAGAAGTACCACGATAAACATGGTCTTTAAACTTCTGGTCACTCTTTGTGCCAGCACGGAGATATGCTCTATAGAAGCTCTCCTGCACTGGCGACCCACTAGCAAGGGAAGATCCAGCTTCACCAACAGCATGCAACCATTTACGGTACACATTATTGTTTTGAATCGGGACCATACACATAGTGTCCTTGGTAAGAACAGTGGCATGGTTGCGAATCATACGCCAACCACTGCTTAACTGCACGGGTCGAGTTTGGCAAAATTCAACTTGCTCGAATTCATAAACTGGTGTCTCGACAGTCATGGCATAACCACAGCTCCTGAACCACAGATCAAATCCTTGCATGAATTTGCCCAACTCACTTCGCTCCATAAACACAACACAATCATCGCCATTATTGGCCAACTCAATTACGACATCACATCTCTTAGCATAGACCCAGACCATTGCACACATAATCAGGCAATTGCCTAATGACGTGTTTAAATCGCCAGAACTACGCGTTCCACGCATCGTGAATTCCACTGAACCATCTACAGATTTAGCGGTACCCCGATTGCAGAGCTGCCAGTTAAGCAGCTTTACAAGCTCCCCTGAACCAGGAAAGAGTTGCAAGTAAAAAGAGTGTTCATAGCACAACGCTTCCAATGACGTGTGCATGTCGAACTTTGTTGCATCAAGACCAAGACCAACGGGATGTTTAAAACAATCCCATTTTGCTCTCAATATAGTGGCGGAAACATCACTGTTCACGCCCTTGATGACGGTTGCTGGAGTTTGGGCACCAAACACGCTATTAATCGCTTTAAAATAATGTTTCTCAGCGTGTTTTAAATAGGTGCCCAAAACGAGGTTGTATCGCGCTGACCGGGGGTTAATAACCCTAGGTGCTTTGCTCACATCCTGCTTCTCGAATTTGACAAAGGATTTCAAGAAAGAATCACGCTCCACCAGCGGATCCCTCTGTAGAGATAGAAGTGCATTCTCATAAACAACACGCTTAGCACCGTGGTAGCAGTCAACAACCTGTTGGCGGCTCATCCGGGGTAACTTAGGCATGTGTTCAGCAACACTATTACTAAACTCCTTAAACAGAATAGAACTTGAAAACCTATTCGAGGCAACATCCAACGCCGGTCGAAAAGAATTACCTTCTTTACACAAGAAGTATCTTTCGACAAAAGCACGTTGGATGGTATCAACGTTATTATTATAAACACCCATATTGTGTAATGGGCCAAACCCGGAAGAAACAACAAACTTCCGGGTTTTGGGGGGCATCCCGTTCCTGCGCGCACACAATTGGCCACGACACTGCGTTCTCACCTGCTCCAAAAGGACAGGACTAACCACAGTGTCGCTACCGCGCACAGTACGCGGGCACCCTCAGCAGACAACCGCAGAAGCTTTCGGAACATGTCCGAAAGCTTCGCGAAGCCACCGAGGTGCACGCACACGGGTAGTTGCAAGCTGGTCAAGTACACCTTCGCCAAAGAACGAATTGTAAACACATTGCGAATGAGCAACGATATCACAGTCTCTAACAAAGCCTTCTCGACAAACTCTCAAATATTCACGCTCAATCAGCAACCTATTAGCCTCATTATTAGGCAGGTTACCAAAACGCGCTCTCATATTGAGAACCATTGCAGCGGCAAACTTTGGGACAACACGGACTTCCTTGTGCTCCTCAAGAAGCATAACCAAAGGGTCCACGCCCAAATCATGGAAAAAGGATTCCCAATCCTCTTCCGTTTTGCGGGTATGCTT